AGTACTTTTTAAAGTATTCAGTTTACAATCATCTAACTCATAACCTTGTGGCTCCAAATAATTAGTTAACAGATATCCTAACACCGCACTAAATTCTGTCAATAGAGGATTAGTTTGCCACGGATAGATTGAACATTGTACCGATTGGACATAACAATCATAGGTATACAGGTTGCTAGTCATTGAACATGGGTTACAAGGTACAGGTATTAATTGACAACCCTCTTGTCTTCTCCAAACAAATTTTTGTCTATGAAATATAGAATTTTCGTATTTAACACCCGTATTCCATATTGTACTTGCTGGAACCATTTGTTCAACTAATCTTACCCAATAATCACCCATTCCATCTACATACTCAATCATGTTAGTATAATTAAAACTACCATCCGGTACCCCAGCTAAATTCTGAGCGTCTAAATATTTCCAATAAATTGACTGAAGGGTTGGATACCCCATTGTTTTACCATCAGTAGAGAATTGTCTATTTCTAACATTAATCATGTTTTTCCAAAATGTTTGGGCGAACTCAAAGAATGTCTTACGTTTTGGTTGTGGATTTATTTCCGTCCAATCCACTCCACCCCTCATCGGATAATTCGACACAGGATTTGGGTCACAATATGTTGGTTGAACATAATTTAAACCTTCATTTGGTATTGGAAAATTATATTCCCTTGACATAACCCATACATCATATGAAAGACCTTGAGCCGGATTCAAAAATAAATCGGTATTTTTAGCGTTAAGAACTAACGCATCATTTGTTGTAAAATATCTTGCATTGTATCCACCTTCTAAATTTGAACGTAGTCCAACTTCGGTATCAACCCAACTTTTATTATTATCAATAGTTTGAGTTAGATTGTACCCTAAAGTCATAAAAGGAAAATCTCTAAACCTATTGAAATATTCTTGACCATAACTATATGGTGTTAGAACTGTTTGATAATTAGGGTTGGCACCTGTAAATACACTATTAGTAAAACTTACTTCTTCAGGGGCTCTATGTTTTGGTGTTTGTTCAAACCATCCACTACCTTTTTCAAAGAAAAAATCTTCAGTATTTGGCGGTGCTTTAGGAAATCCTAAATCATCCATCGGATACTCGTCTTTAGTTATATTAACATCTTGGATTACTGTGGTTGTTGTGAAACCAGTGTATTCAATATTTCTTAATCTGTATGTATTACCCGCCTCAAGTGTTGGTAGTTCTTGAGTATATGTACCACCCGATATTTGAGCAAACTGTGTGTTGAATTGATTAACATTAATTCTTTGGTCAGCCAAATAAATGTATTCGTTAAATTCAACTAAAGCATCAGGAGCACCAATTAAAGCCATTAACGTTTCAATTGATTTTCTTGTACCTTTTGATTTAAACAAGTAAGCCGAGTTCAATATTAAATTTCTATAATATTGATAATTTAACTCATCCGGAGTAGTTGCGTCTGAAATACCCGGATATTGAGACCTATCAGTATTTGTTTGACCAAAAACTGAACTTAAAAAGTCATCAGTAGAAACAGGAGACATATTTGTTTGCCACCCTAATGTTTGTGCTAAGTTTTTAAGTAATTGAGATGGAATATCATCACCAGGGTTATAATGAACTGAATTCATAAACGCTAACGCACTTATGAATTTATTTGTTTCGTCAAAACTTCTACCGTAGATTTGTAATACCTTTTCCATTTTTTGACCTATTGTGTCAAACTCTTGGAACGCACCGGTAGTTAAAAATCTTGCAACAATATTGGTCTTATACTCATCCATTGTTACACCAATATCATTTAATTGAACTAAATAATTAGTGAACGCATTTGTAACTATATCTAAATTCCAAGAACCATTTAATGGGAATGTTATAAATTCCTGTGAAGAAAAATATGTCCCATCTTCAGCGTCTCTTGGTACATTAAAACTTGCTGTATATTTTGGTGTAACATTTCTATTTAAAAGAAAATTTTCAACCTCATCTAAATGTTCATTGAAAATTCTATTAACCTCATAATCATTTGGTCTAATAACTAAATCATCAAAAGTAACTGTTTGAAATGGAAATGGGTGACCACTAACACTTATGTTTAAAGTCCCCGATGTCATTGAGGTTGTTGGAATAATTGCCGTAACATTATATCCATTACCATTATAATATAAACTATAATTAGCATATTGAACCGTCATATCTCTAAGTGAAGATACCTGAATTTCTTTTAATTCCAAGTTTCTAGTTGAGTTAATGGTAAAATCAATTGCAAATGGATTCCTTAAACGAGCAATATCTAAATCAAAACTAGTGATATTATCAATCTCATTATAAGTTATATTTGTTGCAGTTTCACCTTTAATATAGTTCTCACCCATAAGAGTCGCTTCAAGTGCCGCAGGAAATTTTGCAATAATTGTTTCAACAGCTGTGGATAATCTTTTTACTAAAGACCCGTATTGAGTAAAATTAGTAATTTGACTTAAATCAAAATTTGGGTAAACTTTAAAGTTATTTTCAAATATGGTTCTTGACTGAAGAGTACTTTCTAAACCTAACCCTTCTAAACTAATTGGGTCAGAAAATGTTCCGGTGTTAAAAGTTCTATTTGTTTTTTCATTAAAAGAAGTCGCAAATTCAAAATTACCCTGTGTCAAACCACCCCCCGTAACTAGTTGGAAACCAACTAAATCATCAGAGAATGAACTTGCACCGGATGGACCTTGTGGAGGACATGTAAATTTTTGTAATGCCATTATTCAGTTATGTTTGTAAAGTTTTTACTAAAATCAATATTATCACCTCTATTTTGTCTAACTTCGTATAATAACGTATTAAATTGGTCTCTAATTTCGTATAAGTTATATTGTTGGTAAATGTTGTTATTTGCGTCGTAAATAGTGTAAATACCATCATCCATAGATTTAGTTTGATTACCATAAAGAGCAATCGCCAATGTTGAGAAATCTTGGTCCGCAATCTCTATATCAAGTGTTATAGGATTAAAGAAGGTATTCGACATTATTATAGTTTGATTTGGCTGCCCAATATATGGTGTAGCATTTGGTTTGTTTGTCGGAGATGACGACGGAGAAACCGTACAAAAGATTAGATTTGTATTGTTATCAGTATATCTATATCTAATTGCTTTTTGTGACGTATTTGTTAAATTTTGAACAACCGGTTCACAAAAGAATGATGATGTTACAATTCTAAAGAAATTAGGTATTTTTGTCCCATCAGAGTTTAAATACTCAATTCTAAAACCAACCAAACCTTGATTCACAAATTTATTTCTAAATTGACTTGGAACATCATTCAAATCAATAACAAGTCCTTTTACGTTAGGTAATGATGATAACACACCACAATCTAATATACTCGTTCTAATCTCCGCAGGTCTTATGTATAAGGTATAGATACCTAATTGGTTAAATTGTTCCGCTGGCAATCTTAAATTGTACAATCCACCTAATATTTCAACATTAGGGTTAGGACTTGAAGGATTTGTCTGTGAATTATTAAAATAAGGTCTCAATATAGATACCGCATCTAACTTTGTTAATACAAAATTATCTGTTTCATCTCTTGATGGTGTATAATTAAGAATGATGTCTACATCCTCCGGTGATACATCTGCCGGTCTTATCGTTCCATATGTTCCTGTTGCCATATTATTATTTTAATCTATTTTTATTATGTTGAAATATTTATAACCATATTTTTCAAGGTCACCTAAATTATCCACTTCTCCCAATCTTTCCATTGATTCAAATCCGGAAACTTTTCCTCTCTCTATAAATACATTGGATTGAACTTCTGGCTCATCAATTACATTTAATAATGCTTCATTTTTTACAATTGGTTCACATACCGTATCTATTTGTGTTACACCACTAACTACAAAGACGGTTGTACCATCACTAAAATCATAGTAATCAACACCATTTATTGTATACCCGGTGTATAATTGATTACCGTTTGCACTTCCACCCCAATATGTCCCGACAACACCTGTAGTACCTGTTATCTGAACACCAACCTTATAATACCCGTCATCTAAATCTTGTTTTTTACCATAAACCCTTAAATCTGATACCGTTGATTGAGTGTATCCACTAACAACTAATGGTACGGTTAAATAAGGATTAACACCACTTTGATAAGTTTCACAACTCGCATCACCACTATAAATAAAGTCATAACAAATTGGTGTTGCCGACCAACTACCGCCCATAGGAGTAAAACAAGTTGTACCTTTTGGGTCTAATATAGTTGCGTTAGTAAATGGTACTGTGACCGTTTTCTTCACTACATTAGAACCCCACGGACTCATACCTGACATACTAATCGTAAATTCACCGGATTGTGAGTATGGATGTGAATAAAAATTAGGACTGACATTTGTAACTGTTTGTTTTGGTGTACCATCACCCCAATCTATTTCATAAGACGAAAATTCTAAATATTTTTTAAACTCAACATCAGAAGTATTATAAAAATTGTAAGTATATGCTGATAAAGTATTGGCCGAAAATAAAAAGTTAGTCATAACTTCTTGTTGGATAATCATACCATCAAATACAGAATAATACCCAACGTCCACGGTATTTTCAGTTATTAATATTGGAATAGTCATTCCGGTTAATAATGATGTGCCTCGTTTGAGTGTTGCTTTTGAAATATTAGAAGTCGCTGTTGTTCCCGTAGCACCTGTTAATATTTGAGTCATTGATGAATATACATAAGCAGACCCATCAATATATTTGGTCACTTCTCTAGTATATATGTCACAACAAAAAGGAATTTTTTGTTCTTCAAGATATGGGTCACCGATATAATTAATTTTAAAAATATCCCCGTTTATAACTTCAGGTGATATTCTTATACGATAGGTGTTTGCACTCATTATGGATTAATATATTCATACCATTTTATGGAACTAGTCGTTCCTGCCCTATTACCTGAATCATCCAAGATTTCATAGGTTTTGTTAACATAATTTAAATTAACTTTATAATAAAAATACTTCGACTCAAATTGAAAAGCACTTGGTATTGTTGGAGGAATTTGAGGTACTTTCATCATTTTAACAAACACACCTAATTTACCATCAAAAAATTTAGCACTCATATAAAAAGTAGTTAAATCATAAAACTTAATATTTTTTAACCAATAAATGAAAAACCCTTCCTTATCACCAACAAAATCTAATTTGTAGGATGGACGTTTAATTAAAACATCCGGAATGTAAGGAGATAATGTAACCAATTCCGTAAACCCCTGTTGAACGGGGATAATTATTGTGAAATAATTAGTTTGGGATTTACCATCCATTGTATCATAAAAATCCAATTTAAAGAATGATTTGGTAAAAGGTTTTTCATAATAATATATTTCACTCTTATCAAATCCTTCAGGTAAATAACTAGTCACCCAATCATTACTTGTTGCGGTCGTAACATTATTAACATTACCACTATAGAAATGAAAATCATACTTAACATCTGTTTTTGTATCATTATCATATGGTTTATGTGAAAATCTCAATAACTCAAAATCTTCAGCAACACCAATGATATCCTTGATAACATCTTCCTCATAAAGTTCAATACTATCTTCTTGTCCATACATATCCCACTTCAGTTCAATCGGTAAAAGAATGTACTGTTCATCATTTGGGATTACAAATCTAAATTTATTACTCACAATCGTCTATTATTGGTTCTGCAGTTATTATCTGTTCATTATAATTAGTACCTTCAGGTATTATTCTAAAAATAATATTTGTATAAGGGTAATGAGACCCATTTAAAAATGGATAATTAACCCCAATATTATTAGAGTCAATAAATCCGTAACTATATAAATCCTTCCATAAAAAAGTATCTTTACTTGGAGAGTAATACGCATAATTAGGAACATCCACCACATTTTTCTTATCTCCCTCCTCAATGTAATCTGAGAATTGTCTAATAGTTAAACTATTATGTGGTTGATAATAATACCCGTAAGGATTGTCCAAAGACATACGATAACCTGTTGAACTAGTTGGTCTTCCAATATTAAATACTTTTGCGTTATACGTTATCTTATGATATAAATTAGATATAACTCTTTCTGTTTGTTCAAAATTATTCCACTCACAATAATCACCATCTAACGTATCACCTTCCTTTAAAGACCTATTATATGTGAAAACTATTGGTACTCCATTATATATTCCCAACGGTGCGTTGCTTGGTGGTGGACCTAACGTTGTATTCACATAGGTATCTATTGGGATATTTGTGTCCGACAAATTATTTATTTCACTCCACCAATATGAGGGTAATTTAGTTTGGGGATTTAAAGGTAAATTAAAATCATAACCAAATTTCATACCCTGATAACCCAATCCCGGCCCAATTAACCTACCAAACGTATAACCAAAATAACCTTTCCAAATTGTTGTAAAAAACAATTCAGTTAATGGTCTTTTTTGATTATCAATTAAATCATTAATTCTAATATCCTTATCAAATGATAATGTGTAAGATTGAGAACCTTCCTTTATAGAAACTCTAGCAATTCTGTTAGGTGTAAAACCACTACTTTCATATTTTTTCTTAACACCAAAAATATTTTGGTCAAATCCCGCATTTACTAAAATCGCATTATCAGGGTTTGTTAAAATTTTATGTCTTCTAACATAATATGTTGAGATAGTATCACTTGGGTTATCACTATTTATAATTCGTTTAAAAGTCCCTTCTGTTCCGGTAGTAAATGTTGTTCCTGTAAACCCAACATTAAAAATGTTAAAAATATATAAGTCACTTTCGTATTTCCCATCACCTAAACTATATACTTCAAAAGTATCAACCCCATTGTAGTTAAAATTTAATTTAACAAACTCTCCCGGTGTTAATCCATGTTTCATCGGACATATACATTTAATAATCCCTCTTCCGTTATATACAGTTGTATCATCATTTTCAACCACAAAAGGAATCCCGTCTGAAGCGACCCAATCTAATGTAACTGCGTTTGAAATTGATGGTATTTTAATAATAGCATTTAATTGTTTTTGATAATCATTTTCAAATGGATAACTAACATAATGCGTCCAATTATATGTTGAAGCACTTTTGCTTACAAAAGTCAAATGATTATATGGTGGTTGAGTATAACCCGGAACATTGTAATCAGTTCTAATAAAATCAAATTCATTATATTGTGGAAATCCTGACCAAATAACACTTGGATTTATACCAGTTGGGGTACAATTATTCGCCGCCGCTTGAGCTTCATTAACATAATACAGATTATTTTCAAATGGTATGTAATCCGTACTACCTGTATATGAATTATTAAATAATAATGAAAATTTACAGGTAGGTCTAAATATATCAGATTTTTGTCTTTCATCATCAAACACTTGTTCCAAACTAACATCAATATTCCTATCAAATTCAACATTTATTTGAGCGGTTTGAACTAAAGGAACATTGAACATCAGATTGGTGTCTGGTGCCGATTTATATCGTAAAGAACCTAAAATTACTCTAGTATCAATTCTATTTCCCATATTATAATGTTGTTGTTGTATCTAACCATTTAGTTGTGAATCTATCAAATGCCGATTTACCTTTTTTCAATCCAAAATAAAAATAAAACGGAGCTCCGGTATTAAACAATCTGTCATCATATGAATTTGATTCAATAGAGTTAAACTCCGGATTTAATGTTCCATCAGGATAAACAGAATAAATATAACCTTTAAAGTATTTGTTTTCAGGACTTTGAGATGTTCTCATATATCTTGATGAAGGTTCAGTTCTGTCTAACAATTGATAAGGATAATTAAAAAATGCTGGGTTGTTTATTGGGTTAGTATACCACCCATTTTTTTGAGACCCAAAAATACTATTGGTGTCATCTGGTTTTATATTCCATTGATAAAATGGAACCGTTTGAGTGAATACCGAAAAATAACTAAAAGTACACGGTTGATTCGCAATCCCATCAGGGTCAATAATCGTTCTTTTTGGTGATATAAAATCTCGCGTTTGAGTATCTGAAGAAAAGAAAACACCAAACACCACCTTATTAATATCACTTGACGGGTTATAATATATTGGGTTTTGTTGTCCAGCAGGATTGTCAGGATAATTTAATGATTGGAACGGCGCCACCGATAATTCAGAATTAATAGCAATCATTTGAGCATAATCACCATCAATCATAAGTTTAGTTCTACTGAAAAATGATAGGATACCAGTATTATTTAACCCAATTTTTTGCAAAAATCCGGGACTAGCTAATCTTGTAATAATTAAAAGATTTAATAATTCAGAAACATCACCATAACTTGACGTATTTAACCTATTCATAACATACCCATCAAAATCATCAGACATAACCAATTCTTGTATATATAAGTTTCTTGGTCCTAAATCCATGATAGTTGTTGGATATTTTAAATTTTTTAAATTACCACCATAACCACCAAATATACCTTCTATAACTGAAGCAGGACGAGGTCTATCCATACCAATAAATTCAGAAATACTATCATTCCAAGGACTACTTCTATAATAAAAATTATTAGTGTCTTGGTCAAAATAAATATTTTCACTACAAATTCTACTCACAGGTCGATTTTGACTATTGAAAACAATATCATTAGAAAATGAAAAAGTGTAAAGAACTCCATTAATCCAATTGTTCGTAAATAAATGAGAAAATACATTTCTACATGCACCAAACATTACTTGAATCCTATTTGTCCATTCAAACACTACTTGAAAATCTTGACCTGATAATAAAGAAAGTATTGGTTGAGTAATTAATATGTAACAACCACCATCAAACTTAACTTTACCACCACCAAAACTCCAACAAGAATTTCCTTTATCATATATTCTTAAATTATTTTTTCCACCAATTTCTTCACTATAATAACACCCTAACGGTGCCATATCACCACAATTAAATGACTTTAAAATTTGATTAACAAGTTCTGGTTCAGCATCCGGACCAACTATTGGTTCAGGTGCAAAAGCCCCCGCTTCTCCCACAAATACATTTGATGACCCCGTACCACCAACACTTTGATTAATAGTTGCACCATCATCAGTTACAACAAAAATTGCAAAATTAGTGTTTGTGTGTAAAGGGAAACTATTACCTAAATTATTTTGTACAACTGTTGATGTTGGTAATCTATCAGACCTCATCACTATTTTACGTTGATTAACACTAGTTAAATCAAAATTTAAAACCGCCGTACTTGGATATTTTGGCGCGTAATAAATACCTTCAACTGAAAATGGGTTACTTCCAGTAGTTTGATTTATATCTAATCTCTGATAAAACATAGTACCACCTTCAACTATCTCACCTAAATAATAACCTCTATTATCATTAGGAGAAACGTTGTATGTTCCCGCTCTTCTATTATAAGGAACACTAAATACTATACACTGTATGTCATAAGTATACTGAATGTCCCACTCCATAATAAACCCATTCCAACCACGCGTTCCTTCTTGATAAGGAAATGGTGGGTTATCATCATTCGTATATTGGTTAACCACTTTAGACACTGTAGATGATGGTGATGTCACGGATGATAATGTAGGAAGTCCATTTACCGGAGTAAAACCACCGTTTGTTGTATCTAAATTAGAATAATACGTATGTAAATTACTCGAGAAAGCACTAAAACCAAATGTTTCAAATAATGGGTTAGGTGGTGTTATAGATGGTAGAAAACGAAACGAATTAAAATAAAAATCAGATGTTAAATTACTATTAGTAATATGATTAACACAATTTAAAGTACCTTGAATTGGGTAATTTAATTTATATTTTTCACCCATTACTATTGTTGATGAATTACCAAAATTATAACCAAATAATCGACTTAAATCATATTGAACTTTAGTTCTACTTGAATTAGGGTCAACACCTCTAACCAAGAAAATAACTTTCTGTTTATCCATTGATTTATAATAATCTATAGGTGAAAAATATCTTTCTATTGTTGACCAAGACAAGTGTGGATTACAAGGAAACGCAAATTCTTGAGGTTGGCTTACACGATAAAATCTCATATCGTTATTTAAAAACCTATTATAAAATGAATTATTGCTGTTCCAATCATTAGGTAATGAAGCCGTACTAGTATTACACATTCCACTATATTGAGCATAAGTCATACCTGTAATAACTTGAAAATATTCAACATCCATAGGGAATCTAGCATATCGAGGGTCACCTGAAAAAGTAACAATTTGATATGATACAGATTGATTACCTGAAGTACCATCAGGATTTGCATAAGTAATCGAAATTGTTCCGGGATTAGTTGTTGACCCACTATTTATTGTCGTACCTGTAATGGTATTTGTACCATACTCATTTAATGTAGTTCCGGTATTAATAACATTTTTATCTTTTGATAGAGTAAAATCTTGAAAAGATAACATAGTACCCGCTTCTAAATTTGTTGCACTTTGAGTACATACTATCGCAACCACATTATCATAATGAAAATTAGTTGTTGGTGTCGGAGGATTTAAATCCGGTTGAAATGTTACTTTAATTCTATTAACCCCCCCACCAGGATTATCACCACTTTCATTAAAATATTTTCCTTTAGTATTAAACAAATTTAATCTTTCAGATACAGTTAAACTCGATGAAAAATATAAATATTCAGGATTATCCGCAGATAATGCAGGGTCTTCGTCATCATTTGTTGATATAACTGAAGTAGGAACTCTTGTTGAGGGTGTAAATGACGCATTGTCAGCATTACCCAAACCATCTCCCGCAAATAAATTTTGATAAACAGAATCACCTGTGTTAACACCGGGTACAGGTGGTGGTCCGGGTGTTCCATTATTTAATCTATTAATCTTATATTGTGAGGCGATTTCAAATGGGGTTAATAATGATGAACCAGCCCCTTCAGGAAGAGATTCGTCTGGCGCGTCTATTTCTAATTGTTCTACATCAGGTTCATCTTTAGGTAAATCTCCATTATCACCACAATCACAAAATGAACACTCCGGATAAGATAAATTTGGTATTTTAATATTTTTTAACTTATCAGGAAATTCAAGAATTTGTTTTGCCAAACGATTAGCGTCTGATATACCAGGACAATTCATTTTGTCTCTTAATTTTCTAAATCGTCTACCAATTATCGGCAATGCCCCAAGAATACCTAAAAGTGGTTTTAAAATAGCCGCACAAATAAACCCAACAAGAAGTATTAAAGGATAAAGAATAACGACTAATATTATTCCTATAACTTTAAGAACAAACCAAAGAATATGAATAACAGGTATTAATGAGATAAAAACAGGTCTGAATAAAAACAACATTATCCAAAATAAAAAATAAATTAAGTCAAACCTAAAAACACCATCATTTGTTGGAAATTTATTGTTCTCACTTTCACAAGAATCATCAATAATATTTTTAATACCAATAAATTGTGTATTTAAATACCCTTTTCTATATTGGTCAACTAATTGAGATACAGTATAAACTTTATTATATTGCATTAAATAAAACGTATCTGTACAATCTATTGCCGATTGAAAATCAACATAATCATCCCAATCTAAACTAAACGCATATGACTTCTTTTGAAGTGTTGCGTTTGGGTTTGAACCACTAGTTGTCCAACCGTGTTCTTTAACATTTGGTACTAAAAAATACCCTCTTCTAACAGGTTCTGATATTGATGGTGATTGATTCCATTTAACTTTGAATCGGTATTTACCTTTAGTCGGGATACCTTTTTTAGGGTCATCAGATATAACTTGTTCCCCAAACTCATTAGTTATTAAATAATCTAAATTCATTGGGACATCTACTAACCACGCACCATTATCATCAATAACTTGACCACCTTCTTCTAAATCCACTGTCTCTAAAATTGGTTTACCCTGAGCATCTAAAAAAATAGTTTGTCTTATTGCTAATATTTCTCCCGGGCCGGTTACTAAAGTACATTGTGAACCGGATTTAAGTCGGGGTTTACAATTTCTCGGAAGGGCTTCGTCATCGTTACTTGAAACAATCGAACCCATAAAGATGGATGTTGGTCTAATATCAATACCGGATTCTTTAGATAAATCAAAATCAGTTCTTGTTATACCCAAATTACATATTTCAGGTTGACCCCATAACGGCTCAACCTCAATAGTTCTATTAAAATTAATAATTTGAGGTAACGAATTTAAATTTGATGATGCTTTGAAATTTATACCAGCAACTTGAGTTGGTGTTGCAAGACCCATTCTAATTAAATCTTGAGGTGATAATGAAAATTCCCCAATATCTGATAAGTCAATATCAACAACAACTGTTTGACTTCCGGTTGGTACACCAAAAATCATATAGTCACCGCTAGAGTTTGTTACAGTAGAGTATTTGTAGTATTTATCGTATACCTGTATTAAAGTTGGGTCGGTTAAAACATCCTTCCGATTAAAAAAAGTTCCTGTTGGATTATGTCCACTATGAGATTTAACATATGGTAGTAGATTATATCTATAACCATCTTCATTTAAATCTGTTAATGTTTTATACGGATATAAATCAGAAGTAACAGGATTAAGTTCGTCATTTGTGTCTAAAGGTATAAACACAGAAACTTTAGCATTTGGAATACCAAAACCATTGTTCACACTTACCCTACCAACAATTACCCCGTAATCAGAGCATTGTCTAGTATATATTTGACTTTGTAATAATTTTAGAGATAGTATTTCTAAATACTCAAATTCTTGGTCTATCAAGACGTTAAGTGATTTGTCAACACCAGGCTCAGTACGTATTCTAAATGAATTGGACATAATAATCTTTTTTAATAAATAGTTTATATACTATTTTCAAAAGATAATTCAATAAATTTTAAAATAAATTGCTAAGAGAAATTAACCGTTTTAATATTTTTAACTCTCACATTGATATCTTTGTTTGGATATCTAACTTGATACACTTGTCTTGGTTCGGCAAAAATTGTATCATCAACTAATTCAATTTGTTTAGTTTCCGAATCAATATATCTTTGTGATGTTTGAGAGGAAGAATATTGACCACCAACTTTATTAAAAAATGTCATGTCAGAAACGGAAATAACCCCATTTTCACTTTGAACTAATCTTCTTAATTCTGATACATTAACATTTTCACCCATTTCTTGGTTTGTTGGGTCAAAATAATCTGTGATTATATTAATTATTTGAGAAATAATAGAACCTTGATTTTGTGAATTGTCTAACACAACGTCAACATTTATTGCTAAATCAATAACATTTGCACTTTCAATTGACACATAATCATTAATCATACGATAATTTGACAGGTAGTTTGCAACATTATTTTTTAAAGTGTTTGAAACAATCTCAGTTAATCTACCAGTTTCATCATATGATAACATTTGAACTTTAATTTTATTATTCTCTTCAGTTATCGCAACTTTAGCCGGTGCTCCAAATTGTGAGGGCATTGTTCTAATGATTGATTCATAATCATTTACTGTAACTGCTCTGTTTTGTGCTGTAAAGTTATATGAAACTAAATTTCTAACTTCTTCTGTTGTTGGATAGTTTGCCCCACCAATAGCCGCTGTAATATTATTACATCTTAATGAATTAACCACAGTCGTATTAACTGATTCAGATGGACCATTCACAAAAAATGAAACTGTACCAATTTGTGTTATAACCCCAACACCTAAATTAGTTCCTGTACCACCACCAATTCTATATTGAACAAATAATGTGGTATTAGGTTTTAAAGTACTACCTAATGCGAAGTTATTAGAATATTTGTATAAATTTAATGGTTTACCATCTCGGGCAAATTCTCTTAATTGTTCATCAGCCGATTGACTACCACCACCAAAGGTCATTTTAAAGAAACCTTCAGGTGTAAATTCTGTTATGAATTTAGTTGCGGTATTCACATATCTACCAACTTTAATACCAGGGTTATCCGAAACTTTTGTTGGGTCTTCAATAAACACTCTATCTTGGGCTAAAGCCTGTACTTCAAACCATCTATTATCAACACCTAAAAATTCTTGATTTGAGGGTACATTGGCGTATTGAGTTCCATCTTTTAATAAAACACTTGTTACTCCTAAAACGGTCTTTTCAGGTAAAAATAATTCAAAAAATGGTCTAACATCATTTGCGGTAATAACTCTTTTAAAAACTTTAGTTATACCATTAACAACGGTCTCACGTTTAACAATTGTATAATTTAATAACTTATTGTTTGAGTCGAAATTTGGGATTTTTAGTCTATTAGGAAATCCGTCTGCGTTTGATGGTGAAGAAAAATCAATATCATAAACAGTTTCAAATACTTGACCCGCGCCACTTACTTGAGAACCTCTACGTAGAATACCACAATACCTTAAATCCTCTTTATCTCCAAAAGCAGGTACAGTTATTGAAAAATCAACTAAAGCAACTGAAGGTCTTTGACCCGGAACTTTTAATCCATAAGTTTTGGCGATGTTAAATACTGATGACCTTTGTTGAGCGTACTGTAATACCGTTTCTTGAATACTTCTATCTATGTTGAATTGAAGGTTGTCGGTAACCGCAGCGTTTAGGTCTAATAATACAGAGAATACACTCGCATCATTAAAGTTGTCAACTAAATCCGGATAATAAGTTCTTGTAAAGTTTATTAACTCGGTTCTAATTGATTGGAAATCTCTCGTAGTATACGATATTTTTTTATTTGCCATATTCTTTAAATATTTAGGATTACAAAATCACTAGCGTTAAACACGTCATTATTTATTTGATAATCTATTTTTACTTTCGCAGTGTGTTCTTTAGTTCCAATACCCGGTACTCTAAAAACACGTGTATCGTATTGGTCAACATAAGTACCTTTATCTTCTTCACCATCTGATGCCGCGGTGATACTTATGTTTTTAATTGTTATTCCCGGTATATATTCCTCAACAGCGTCCCTAATTTCAGCATCAATATCTGAAAATGTAGGACCATCTAATGGTTCAAAAATAAATTCATACAATCTTGTACCAAAATCGGGTAAAAAATATCTACTTCCTTTTCTAGTCAATAATAAATGTATTAAGTCCGTTCTTGTTTCTTGAGTACTATCTGTGGAAAGGTCTAAATACTTTCCATCATAAGAATCCCTAAAAGGGAAATTAATACCATATGTTTTTCCATCTGCCATATCTATAAATATAGTGTCGTAATTATTTCTTATAAATAGAGTAAAATAAAAAATCACGACCAAAGTCGTGATTAATATTTATTTCTATTAAGAACCACATCCAAAACACTCAAATTCTGTGTCTGTTGGTTTTGAAGTTAGTTCAACTGTTGGTTTCTCAATTGGTTTTAATTGACCAACTTTTGAGATATCCACCGCCAAGTGTTTAGCTCCGGTTGATATCGCTTTAGTTCTAACATAATAACAAAGAGTTTTCAATCCTTTACCCCAAGAATGGAAGTGTGATGATGAAATCTTTGATAGTGTTGGATTAGACATATAGATATTCATTGATTGTGATTGGTCAATGAATGGTGCTCTGTCTGCCGCCATATCAATAAGTTCTCTTTGAGATATTTCCCAAATTGTTTTGTATTTTGGAATTAAATGTTCAATTCTTTTAACTTTCTTGTTATAATTTTTATCTTCTTGGTCAAGATAATTATTAAAGTTAATATTTTGAATTGACCCTTCATTCATAATGATTTCATTTTTCAAATCTTCAGACCAAATACCAATTTTCTCAAAATCACTAATTAAGTATTTGTTAACAATTAAAATTTCTCCTCCAACTACACGACGATTAAATAATGCCGAGTGAGCCGGTTCTGTCATTTCAAATGAACCTGTAATCTTAGCTGAAGATGCAACTGGCATCTGAGCCGTGAATAATGAGTTACAAACTCCGTGATTAGATACTTCTAATTTAAGTGAGTCCCAATCCCACATTCTTCCTAAACCTTCATAATCTAACCCCCACATATCGAATTGGAATATACCTTTTGACATTGGCGAACCGTTAAAGAATTCGTATGGTTTGTATTCACCTGATTTACATAATTCCATACTTTCGGTGATTGCCGCAAAGTAGATTGTTTCAAAAATTTCTTTGTTTAATTGTTTCGCCTCTTCAGATGTGAAGATATAATCCATTAAGAAAAATACGTCAGCAAGACCTTGAGTTCCAATCGCAATTGCTCTTTGTTCTAAACCACCTTTTCTACCTTGTTCAGTTGAATAACTATTAATGTCAACAACTTTGTTAAGTGCTCTAACAACCTTTCTAACTTCACTATAAAGTAATTTGAAATCAAACTCCCCTTTAACGATAAAGTTTTTCAATACCATAGATGATAACGTACAGATTGCCGTAGTATTTTCATCGGTATATTGGTAAATCTCATTACATAGATTAGATTGTTTAATCACCCCAATGTTTTGATGGTTAGTTTTTCTGTTAGCACTATCTTTAGAACATAAGTAAGGAACTCCGGTTTCAACTTGAGATTCAATAATTTTATTCCAAATTGTTTGTGCTTTCACTTTTTTACCAAGACCAAGTTCAACCGCTTTGTTGTAGTTTGCCTCATACTCAACACCATAAGTTTCCTGTAATGGTTTGATACCCGCCTTTTTAATGTCGTTAGGACAGAACAAATACCAATCAGAATTATTCTTAACCGCCTCCATAAAGTTGTCCGGTAACCATATTGAGGTAAATAAATCTTTTGCTCTTAATTCTTCAGCTCCCGTATTCTTTTTGATTTCAAGTAAATCAATGATGTCTTTATGCCAAGGTTCAATGTAGATAGCTGCACTACCCGGTCTTCTACCTTGTTGATTAAAGAATCTTAATCCTTCATTTACAATCTTTAAGTATTTTAATAAACCACCCGCAAATCCACCTGATGAGTTAATACGACTTTCTTTACTACGAATGTTAGACATACATAATCCAATACCTGCAGCATCTGACGAATACGTTGAAATATCGTTGAATGTTTGCAATAACCCTTCTCTTGAGTCCCCGTGATTGTATTTCAATACACAAGATGCTAGTTGAGGTGTTTTAGTTCCCGCGTTAATCATAATCGGTGTCGCAGGAGATATAACTTGATTTGATAATGATTGATAATATTCAACCGCTTGTTCAAATGATTTAGTAACCCATAAAGCAACTCTCATATACATATGTTGAGGTCTTTCAATTACTCTACCTTCAGGATTTTTTAACAAATACATTTCTTGTAATGATTTCCAAGCAAAATAATCAAAATTGTAATCATTCTCGTGATTAATTACAGAATCAATATTTTCAGGACCATATTGTTCAATAGTTTCCATTAACTTATCGTTAATAATACCATCAACGTGTAATGTGTGCATTGTGTTACAGAAACTTTCATCAGTTTCTTTATGATACGCAGAAATAGCAACAGATGATGCTAATCTTGAGTAGTCGTGATGACTTCCGGTATATGCCGCAGCAATCTCATAAACTAACTTATCCAACTCTTTGGTTGTAATAACACCCTCTGTTGGAACTGAAGTAATCACCTTAATGAATACCTCATCAGCATTTACGTTTAATCCTCTTGCCGCTCGTTTAACTCTATTATAAATTTTTTGGGGGTTGAACGAAACTTCGTCTCCCCCTCTTTTTCTTATCTTTAATGACATCATATTAAAAATCGTCTGTAAATGTTAATGACTCACCTAACTTGGCCTTTTGATACTCCATTGTTCTTGATTCAAAGAAGTTACCTTTTGTTTCAACAGCAATCTGTTCCATAAATTTAAATGGTTGTTCCACATTAAAGTGTTTTTTACAACCAAACTTAACCAATAATCCGTCAGTAACAAATTCAAGATATTGTTTCATTAAGTTTGAATTCATACCAATTAAAGACACAGGTAATGATTCAGTGATAAATTCTTTTTCAATTTCTAAAGCGGATAGTAAGATTTCTTTAATTCTTTTCTCCGTTGGTTTGTTCTCAACGTGATTGTTAATCAAATGAATA